GCGGGTCGCGACGCAGCCCGATTTCAACGTCCTCACGCACTACGCTCGCGCGCGGCGCGGCTTGATCCTGCAACGCCGCCTGCGGCGACGCCCCTCTCCCGCCGAGTCCGTCGGCCGGACGCCTGAACCCCTGCAGGCATCTGCCTCCCCCTCGCGCGCGGCGCGCGAAACGGACAACGCCGCGATCCCCTTCCGCTACCGCTTCAACGAATCGGCCGACGCCGACTTGCCGCCGTGGCATCCCGACCACCCGCACTACGCCGGTCCCTAACTTACTCCACGGAGCTCCATCATGAACATTGCACCGATTACTCAATCGCTCGATCGCGCGCTTGCCGAGCTTGAGGCTGCGAAAGCGGCCGAGACTGAAGCCACGCTTCGCCGCAACAAGGCGGAAAGCGCCATCCTCGCGCTCGCCGGCGAACTGCCCACGGAGGGAACGTATCGTCTACCTGCTGGCGACCTCGTCGCCGTCATCCAGACCAGCATTCGCCGCACGGTCGACGCCGACAAGCTCAACGCCATCGCGCCCCAAATTCCCGAAGCGATCGGCAAGCGCCTCTTCCGCTGGAAACCGGAACTTGAAACCCGCGAGCTACGCTACCTCGAGGCGAACGAGCCGCAGCTTTACGGCATCGTTGCAGCGGCGATCACAGCCAAGCCGGCAAAGCCGTCCATTCGCCTCGTGCGCAAGGAGGCCGCGTGATGGCCATTGCGCTCTCCAGCATCACAAAGTCAGTCCGCAACCGTCTGCCGCCGCGCGTCGTCGTGCATGGTCCGCACGGGGTCGGCAAAAGCACGTTAGGCGCCAGCGCGTATAACCCGGTCTTTTTGCCGCTCGAGGATGGTCTCTCCGGGCTCGAGGTCGATGCATTTCCGCTGTTGACCAGCTATCCGCAGGTGCGCGAAGCGTTGCAGGTATTGCGCACGAGCGAGCACGCGTTCGGCACCGTCGTCGTCGATTCGCTCGACTGGCTCGAACCGCTGATCCAGGCCGAGACCTGCGCGCGCAACAAATGGACGAACATCGAAGCACCCGGCTACGGCAAGGGTTACGCCGAAGCCGCGAATGATTGGCGCGAGTTTCTGGATTTGTGCAACGCCTTGCGCACCGAGCGCGGCATGGCGGTCGTGCTGATCGCGCATAGCGAGATCAAGCGATTCGAAGCGCCGGATACGGAGGCGTTCGAACGCTACCAGATCAAGCTGCAGCGGTCGGCGGCAGCGCTCGTGCAGGAATGGGCCGACGTCATCGGCTTTGCGCAATTCGAGACGGCGATCAAGAAGGAAGCCGTCGGCATGAATCAGCGCGCGCGCGGTATCGCCACGGGCCGTCGCCTGCTCCACGTCACCGAAAAGCCGGCCTACGTCGCGAAGAACCGCTACGGCATGGCCGACACGCTCGAGCTTTCCTGGTCCGCGCTGATCGCGGCCATGAATCCGCCCGCGGCCGCGCAGGCCGCCTGATCTCACCGCCCCTACGAGAGGAACCCCTCATGGCAAACCTTGGACTTTTCAACGCTGCTGACGTGCCGCCGCAGGAAGATTTTGGACCCGTGCCGGCGGGCGAGTATCCCGCGCAGATCATCGACAGCGAGATGCGCGCGACGGCGAGCAATGCCGGTCAGTATTTGTCCCTGACGCATCAGATCATCGACGGCCCGTTCAAGGGACGCCTGGTCTGGGCGCGCCTCAACCTCGACAACCCGAACGCGCAGACGGTTGAGATCGCGAACCGTCAGCTGTCCGCGATCTGCCACGCTGTCGGGATCCTCAAGGTGACCGATAGCCTGCAGCTCCACAATCGACCGCTCATGATCCGCGTCGAATTCGTGCCCGCGGGCACCGATCGTCGTGGCCGCACCCGCGACAGGGACTCGAACGAGATCAAAGGCTGGAAAAAGCTCGAAGGCGAAGCGCCTGCCGCAGCTTCAGCCTCTGCGCAGGCGGCCATGCCGGGCGTCCCCGCGCCTGCGATTCCGCGCACGGCTGCGCCCGCGGCCGCTTCGGCGCCGCCGTGGAAGCGCAACGCGGCATGACCCTTCAGGCGGCGTGGCCTGGCCACGCGGCGTTGCGCGCATAGCGATAACGCACGCGGCCGCCCGCCGCCCCACACCTTACCGATGAGACGACCCATGGTGGCTTTGCCTGCCATTGCTGCACCCGATCCCACGCTCGACGCAATCGATCGCGCCGTCGAGGCGCGCGAAGCCGCGATCCCGACACGCGGCTATCTCGGCATGTCGCAGATCGGCGAGTCGTGCGAGCGGCGGCTTTGGTACTCGTTCCGCTGGGCATTCCAGCGTGAGCTGCCGGCCGATGCGCTCTATCGCATCGAAGACGGACACCGCACCGAAGACTTGCTCGCTGCGCGGCTGCGCATGGTGCCGGGTATTCAGCTTCACACCATCGATCCGCGCACCGGCGAGCAGATCGCCTGCAGCGATCACGGCGGACACTTCCGCGGTCACCTCGACGGCGCCGTGCTCGGGCTCCTGCAGGCACCGAAGACCTGGCACGTCTGGGAGAGCAAAGCCGTCGATCCGAGCAAACAGGCCAAGCTCGCGAAATTGAAGGTCGTCGACGAGAAGGCCGCGCTGGCGGCGTGGGATCCGATCTATTGGGCGCAGGCCGTAGTGTATATGGACTACACCAGCCTCGAACGTCACTACCTGTCCTGCGCGAGCCCCGGCGGTCGCACGACTGTGACCGTGCGGACCAATGCGGACCCCGAAGCCGCGGCGGCGCTGCGCGAGAAGGCTCGGCGCATCATCACCGCGGACGGGCCGCTGCCGCGGCTATCGGACGATCCGGCGTTTTGGCAGTGCAAAAGCTGCCCGGCACAGGCCGTCTGCCACGGCAAGAAGTTACCGCCTGTGAGCTGCCGCACATGCGCGCATGCGACACCGGCGCTCGATGGCGATGGTTGCTGGACCTGTGCTCGGTGGACGGATGAAGACATCCCGCTCGACGCGCAGCGCACCGGCTGCGACGAGCATCGCTACATCCCTGCGCTCGTGACGTGGGCCGAGCAGATCGACGCCGATGCCGCGGCGAACTGGATCGAATATCGCCTGCCGGACGGCCGGACGTTCCGTAACGGTGCGCCGGATCGCGGCTGCTACACCAGCGATGAGCTGCGCGCGATCGATCCGGCGCTGATCGGTGATGCCGTCGCGGATGACATTCGGGCGACGTTCGATGCGCGCATCGTAGAGCCGGGTCCAGCGCTGCCCGTCCCGCCGCCGTTGCCGCCGATGGCAGAACGTCCGTTTCGCGATCTATCGCGACCGGCGCTGAACTGGAAGCACGCGTGATGGAGCTGCGCCCCTACCAACGCGCCGCGATCGACGCCGCCTGGTCCTACCTGCGCGAGCACGACGGCAATCCCTGCCTCGTGCTGCCCGTCGGCGCCGGCAAGACGATCGTCATGGCGGAGCTGATCCGCGAGGCGCTGACGCAGTGGCCGGGCACCCGCATCGCTGTGGTGGCCCATGTTCGTGAACTCGTTGCTCAGAACGCCGACAAGCTGGCGCGGCACTGGCCAGAGGCGCCGATCGGTGTCTTCTCTGCCAGCCTGCGCCGGCGTGATCGGTTCGATCCGATCATTTTCGCGTCGATTCAATCCGTGCACGACAAAGCCATGCAACTCGGCCGGTTCGACCTCGTGCTCGTCGACGAGGCGCATCGCATTCCGCTGCACAACGAGGGCATGTACCGCCGTTTCTTAAGCGACTGCCGACGGGCGAATCCGGATTTGCGCGTCATCGGCCTGACCGCCACGGCGTACCGGCTCGGCGCCGGTCTCGTCTGTGGCCCCGATTACATCCTCAACGACATTGCCTACGAGGCCGGCATCGGCGATCTGATACGCGATGGCTATCTGTCGCCTCTAGTCAGCAAAGGCGGGCTCGCGCGCGCCGATACCTCGGCCGTGCCGGTCCGAAACAACGAGTACGTCGCTCGCGCGCTCGAGGCGGCCTGCAACGTCGACGCCGTGGTCGAAGCGGCCTGCGACGAGATCATCGCACTGTGCGGCGACCGACGCGCCTGGGTCGTGTTCTGCGCCGGCGTCGCACACGCCGGGCACGTCGCGCGCGCGCTCGAGGCCCGCAGAGTCGCGGTCGCCGTAGTCGAGGGCGATATGCCTGCGGCGCAGCGCGAGGCGGCGATCGCTGCCTTCCAGCGCGGCGAGCTGCGCGCGCTGTGCAACGTCAACGTGCTCTGCGAGGGGTTCGACGCACCGCACGTCGACGCTGTGATCATGCTGCGGCCGACCAAGAGTGCCGGCCTCTATGTCCAGCAGGTCGGCCGCGGTACGCGGCTCTGCGATGGCAAGCGCGACTGCCTCGTGCTGGATTTCGCCGGCAACGTCGCCGAACACGGTCCGGTCGACCAGATCATCGTCCGGGCGCCGCGGCGCAAGGGCGAGAAGGCGGAGATCACCGGCGCGCCGACGAAACAGTGCCCGCAGTGCCAGGCGATCGTGCTGATTCAGATCCGGACCTGCAGCTGCGGCTACGTCTGGCCGACGTCCGAGGCCGCGCGCCACGATGCACAGGCTTCGGACGCGCCCATCCTCGCCGACCAGGTGGCGCCCGTCGAGTACATCGTCACCGCGGTTCGCTACGACCGACACGACAAGCTCGGCAGCGTTCCGAGCCTGCGCGTCACCTACCAGTGCGGACTGCGCGCGTTCCGCGAATGGGTCTGCTTCGAGCACGGCGGCATGCCGCGGGCGAAAGCCTGCGCGTGGTGGCAGGCGCGCGCCGGTGCGGCTGCGGTCGTCCCACGCACGGTCGATGCCGTCCTTCCTCTTTGCGATTCCCTCGCGCATCCAGCGCGAATCCGCGTCATCGAGCGCGGCAGATATCCCGAGGTCGTTGGTTATGAATTTGAACCCGAATCCGAGTCAGAAGGCGGAGATGGTGACGACATTGCAGCGCGCGCTGGCGATCGTCGAGGCGCTGCCGGTCGACCGCAGTTGTCATGGCTGTAGTCGCTTCACTGCCGATACCGGTCGGTGCGGACAATGGCAGGACGTCGTACCCGTCGAGGCGCGCGCTGATGGCTGTGATGCCTGGCTCGAACAAGCTCCTTTCTGACCGAGCACATGAATGAGCAAGGTCACTAAACACTCGCAGGAGTAAATCCCATGCGCGGTTCCATCATTGAAACAGCAGACCTTCTTGCCATCACTGGATACCAGAAACCGGGCGACGCAGCGCGCTGCCTCCGCACTCAGGGCATACGTGTATTCGATGGCAAGCTCGGCCCGTGGACAACGTTAGAGATCATTAACGCCGCTGGTGGTGTCAAGCACGGCGCGTCGAACGACGATGACGGCTACGGGCCAAACGATCTCTGACCATGCCTCGTGGTCGCAAGCGAAAATTCGATCCATCGATCCCTGCACATATCCAGCAGGAGGCATTGCCTCGCGGTATCTACTGGGATCGCAGATGGGGCGGTGCTTGGTACGTTTTCGACAAAGATCCGAGCGGCAAAAGCTCGCGCAAAAATGTCGCTACGGCCAAAGCTTTGCTGTCAGAGCTTCACGCCATCGCGGAAAAGCGCCGCGGCGTTAATAGCCAAAGCCTAGCGTGGTTGCTCGATCAATTTCACCACAGCCACGTTTTTGCAGACCTTGCTGATAGTACCCAGCGCAAGTACGACCACCTTCGGTTCGTTTGCAAGGAACTAAAAACGAAAGCGGGACCGCTGGGGGAGATCGATGCCCAGAAGTTACGTCCTCACAACATGCAAGCCTTCGTTGACCGGATCGCGGAAGAAGGGCATCCGACGAAGGCGAACCACGTGTTGCGGTACCTGCGCAGAGTGTTCGCCTGGGGCGTGCGCCGCGGGCACTGCGCCGAGAATCCGTGCAAGGGCGTGGCGCAGGCGAAGGAGAGAAAACTGCGACGCGTGCCGTCGATTGAGTTGATGGAGCGTGTCATCGCGCACGCGCGAGTGTCGGGATCGCTGCAAGCACATACCGAAGGTTCATGCCCTCCTTATTTATGGGTCGTCGCGGAGCTGGCGTATCTGATGCGCCTTCGCGGCATCGAGGTCTTGGATTTGAGCGATGCCAGCGAGCTGCGCGAGGGCGTGCGCATCGTTCGCCGCAAGGGTAGTCGCGGCAACATTACGCGATGGACGCCTCGACTTCGCTCGGCTTGGAACGCGGCGGTGGAATATCGACGCAAGGCGATACCAGAAGCGATGCCGGTGCCGATCGATCCCGCCCGGCGTTATCTGTTCGTGGCTCAGGATGGCCAGCGGCTATCGAAGTCCGGACTGGACAGCGCGTGGCAGCGCTTCATGCTGTCGCTGGTCAAAAGCGAAGTGCTCACGACAGAGCAGCGCTTCGGCCTGCATGCGTTGAAGCACCGAGGCATCACCGATACCGAAGGGACGCGCGCCGAGAAGCAGGAAGCGAGCGGGCACAAGTCAGCCGCGATGATGGACGTCTATGATCACTCGGTGCCTGTCGTGAACCCGGCATCGAGCGATTAATTTTACGTGGTATTTTACGTGTGGACGAGTTATCCACAGCGTCAAAGCGCGTAAGTCGTTGAGGGGATTGGTGGCCAGGGACGGAATCGAACCGCCGACACGGGGATTTTCAGTCCCCTAGATTATCCGATAAATTCAATGACTTGCGCCATCGTCTTTTACGGGGCGACCACCCACGGCGCTAGCGTTTCCGCGGCCTGTAGGCGGAATTTTACGTTGAATTTTGGCCGCTGAATACACGAGCTAGTCTGCAGGCAATGTGGCTGGCGGCGCGGTGCGAAGCGACACATGTTCGAATCTGTATCGATGAGTCTGTCTAAGCTGTGCATAGGTCAACGCAGTATCGGCTATTGCCACGGCCGTCTCTACGGTTAGCTTTCCATCGAGATCGTTCGCACGTCTCTCGGCTCGACGCATGATCACCTCGGCAATCCTGGTTGCCGACTTTTCTCCGTCTGCAGATCCGCTGTCGAATAGGATCAGGAACGCAATCGACGGAGGATTGGCTGTTTCGTCCAGGCGCACACGAACATCTAGGATTTCGCTAGCTGCTCTCTTCAGCTTCTCGTGGAGAGCCTCTTCTATTCCCGATGTTTTGAGTGCATTTGCGACGTCGTCTGATAGCGCGAGCCGACGAAATCTTTGCCCCAGCCATACACTGAGAGAATTTAGGTCATCATCGCTGTAACCCTCATCAGCCCATGGAGCATGACGATCCAAAAT